GCACGTTCGTGAGTTCTTACCAGCAGGTACGACTTCAAGCGATACTGTACGTTACATCAAAGAGTTAAACTACTCTGATGGGTCTGAAATCAAAATCACTGGTTCAGCTTCAGGCGAAACTACGTTTGACCTACAAAGCAACGATGCACCAGTTCGCACGATTGCTTCTCACGTTCGTGTAACAAGCGAAATGCTAGAAGATGTAAACGGACTAACAAGCTACCTATCAACACGCCTACCTAAGAAAATCCGTGTCAAAGAGGACAATGTTCTTCTTTACGGAGAAGGTTCAAACCTTCCTTCTTTCACAGGCTTGACTGAAGATGCTTCTGCTTACTCTGACGCACTAGCTGATAGCAACGTAAACCGCTTCGATGTTCTTACGTCTGCTGTTGCGCAGGTTCGTGATGGCGAGTACATGGCTAACGCAATCATGGTTCACCCTGACGATTACTTCAACTTGCTCCTTATCAAGGATGGACAAGGTGAGTATCTAATGCCTGACCAGTTCCGTTTCGGTGCTGAGTTACCACGCATTGCAGGTGTTCCTTTAGTTGCTAACACAGCTATCACTACTGGCGACTTCTTAGTTGGCGACTTCTCTATGGGAGCGCAACTATTCGATCGTCAGCAGTCTAGCATTCGTTTCTTCGAGCAAGATCAAGACAACGCTATTCGTAACGTTGTTACTGTTGTTGCTTCAGAGCGTCTAGCACTAGCGATTTACAGACCAACAGCATTTGTTTATGGCGACTTCGCCTCAGCACTTGCTAACGGTTCTGCTTAATACTTTGTATTAGGGTTAAAAGGGTTGGCTCGAAAGGGTCAGCCCTTTTTTTATTTGCATTTACAGAGAGTCATCCTTTTTATATTTTGGTTATGACACACCTTTGCTATGCAGACGAGCGGATGACGAAAGCCCAGCAGATATGCTCTCTGTCTGCACTTAGATATGGTGCTAACAATTCCATCACCATGTCAATCAATGACATACCATCAACATATCTTGATTTAGCCCATCCAACCATACTAGAAAGTCGGGGGGCTGGGTATTGGGTATGGAAGCCGATTGTTATCTACAATGTGCTAAAGGACATGCCAGATGGATCAAGGCTTATTTATACTGATTCAGGTCTAGAGATTGTCGGAGATTTGCGAACCATTGGAGAGCGAGAAGAAGATATTTTTCTGTTCAGTAACGGATTCATTCATCAGCATTGGTGCAAAGGAGATGTGCTAGACATCTTCGACCAACGCAATGGGACTGATTATCAATGCCAAGCAAGTGCCATCTTTTTGAGAAAGACACCAAGAGCAATTCAATTCATCAAGGAATGGATGATGTGGTCGTTAATTCCGCACTTAATAAATGACGCACCCAGCATTAGACCAAACCATCAAGAATATCGAGAACATAGGCACGATCAGGCACTGCTGACATCCCTTGCAATCCGTGATGGGATTAGACTCCATTGGTATCCTGCAAAGTACCTGGAGAAGCACAAGCCTACTCCGCAAGAAGATTATCCTGTTCTTTTCTATCACCACAGGAAACGGAACAACGAATTATGATAACCTTCAAGCAACTTGGTCGGCATGGAAGGCTGGGTAATCAGATGTTCCAAATTGCGTCAACCATAGGGATTGCTAAGATGAACAATCAACAATATTGCTTTCCGGAATGGAAGAACTGGGATGCAGTTGAGAGGTTTGGTTTGCATAAAGACTTCGAGGTGCAAAATTACTTCAAGAATCCACTCCCATCTTATGTGAAAAAGAACTACAAAGATCTGTTCGTGCATTGGGGTTATCACAATATCCGTACCAAAAGGTCAGTCAACTTGTGTGGACACCTTCAGAGTGAGTTATACTTCCAGCACTGTAAAGATGATGTTAGATATTACTTCGAATTCAATCGCTCATCAGATAAAAAGGATGGCTGTGCGGTACACATAAGGAGGGGGGACTATGACGGAGAATATCATCCGAGGCTAGGACTAGATTATTACCTACCAGCAATGGATAAGATGGGGGCGAGTTCTTACACTTTTTACTCGGACAGTCCAGAGCAAATTGAAGAGTTTGCCAAGTATGGTGAGATTATGTCTAGGGGAGATCAGATTCACGATATGCAGGACTTCTCCAACCACGAATGTTACATTATAGGCAATTCAACATGGAGCTGGTGGGGTGCTTGGCTCGGAGGAGGTGAAACAATCGCACCAATCAAATGGTTCGGAAAGAGCGCGAACCTATCAACAAAGGACTTAATCCCTGAAAGATGGACACGCCTATGAAAGCCCATGTAATCAACTTAGACAGACGCACAGACCGCTGGAAATCGTTTGTAAGCCACGCAAAAGAGATGGGCATAGATTATACTAGGGTGAGTGCTTACGAGCCGACAGAGGAGGAAATGGAGGGCATACAGTTACTAAGGGGAGCGTTTGGTTGTAGCATGAGCCATCTAAGGCTGTGGAAGAAGTTGATTGAAAGCGCAGAGCCTTATATGTGGATATTGGAAGATGACGCTCGGCAGGTGGGGAGGTGGAATTGGGTGCTTCCTGAGTCGTTTGATTTATTCTACTTGGGGTGTAACGACAGAACGAGTGGGGCAAGGGTTGGAAAGAATCTAGGAAAATGGCACAAAGTAAAGAGAGTATTAACCACTCATGCGTATATTATTAGCAGGGAGGGGGCGAAGAAAGCCATTGACTTGAAACTTAGGGAGTTAGCTTTGGATGTTGCTTTGTGGAAAGTGCAAGATTTGGGTAATTCCTACTACTTAAAACCTTCGAGATTCATTCAGAATCCTGACTATTCAGATATACTTAACCGACACATTGACTATACAGACACAATATGAAGATACTAGGCATAGTTCACGCCTTCCCCCCCGATCATGGATCCGGTGCAGAGTGGATGATGCACGATATGATGCAGTACATGATGAAGCAGGGGCATGAGTGTAAAGTGTGGGTAACGAAGTATCCAGCCCAAGACATTAACGGTATTAAGATGGGCGATGAATCCGATGTAACAGATGCCGATTTAATATGGAGTCATTTGAACATGACAGGCAAGGCAATTAACATAGCCAAGCAGTACAAGAAGCCGTTATTACACATTGTGCATAACACCCAGCACATGGGGATCATATCCGTACAGAGGAAGAATGTGTATAACGCTTTCAATACATGGTATACCTTCGACCACCTAAAAGAGAACTACCACCGACATCCATATATAGTTTTTCATCCTAGCGTAGACATAAACCATTACTCGGTAGAATCAACAAGGGAAGCAGTTACTCTTATCAACCTGAACGAGAGTAAAGGAGGGTACATATTAAGGGAACTAGCCAAGCGACTTCCCAAAATTGACTTTATAGGCGTTAAAGGTTCGTATGGTACACAGATAACCGACCAACCTAAGAACGTGCGTCTATACGAAAATATGGAGGACATACGAGAGGTATACAGACAAACAGGCATATTGATCATGCCTTCGCATTATGAGAGCTATGGAAGAACAGCAGTCGAGGCGATGTGTTCAGGTATACCAGTCATAGCCAATCCTACTCCGGGTCTGTTAGAGTCGTGCGGTTCGGCAGGGTACTTTGCAGATAGGAATAAGTTAGACGAGTGGGTAGGTGCTATTGATGAGGTATTCAAGAACTACGAATACTGGAGCAAAAGGGCTAAATTACGTGCTGAAGATTTACAAGACCAATCGGCACGAGAACTAGAGAAATTGGAGCAGTTCTGCGTGGATATAGTAGCGGACAAGTTCAAACACAACCTATGATATTAGCGACACGCAACCCAGGAAAGAACGTAGGCTTCACCAAGAAGATAACCGACAACGGAACTGGGGACATTATTACGCTCTCAGAGGCGAAGTCTTTTATGAGGGTTACAACCGATGACGACAATACGCTTATTAACACGATCATAGAAGCGATGATTGATAGTGCCGAGCGTTATACTGGATTGTCATTCAGGACAAAAGAGATGACGTTTGAGTTTCAGGAGTACGGTCAAGAGATTATCCTACCTTATGGTCCGCACGTTTCGGTTGATGCGGTAAGAACAAAGTACGAAGGAACGGAAACAACCCTATCTAGTGATGCGTACTGGGTAACAGGTCAAGAATACTTTACTCTTAATCTAGGAGAGTTCTTCACGCACCAGCAGTTAGAGATTGATGTTACGACTGGGTACGGTGCAGGAAGCGTACCGGCTTTGATTAAATTAGCCTTGCTAAAAGCGACATTATCAAACTATGAAGATCGTCAGGATCTGATAGATGGCAATGCGAACTTATTGCCCAACTCAAGCAAGAAGCTACTAGACCAATATAAAAGGGTACACTTTTGAGGCGTAGAACAAAGAACATAGGCAAGTTCTTACACAGCGTAACCGTTCAGGACTTCACGACCGTAAGTGATGGAGCTGGTGGGCTTACGCAGACATGGGCGGACACGCATACGTTCTATGCTGATATAGAGCCACAGACAGGGCGTGAGGCTATCGAGGCTGAGCAGTTAATAGGTAAACAGGGGTACAAGTTCACGACTCGGTACTCAAGCGAGGTGGCTTCCATCAACAACGAGTCAAGGCTCAAGTTTGGCACGAGATACTTCAACATTCACAGCGTTGTAAACCTTAATGAAGAGAATGAGTTTCTTCAAATTGTAGCGTGGGAAGAA